CCCTCTTCTAATCTTGATCGAAATCAATCTCGATCAGAATTAGATTCCCACCCTTTTGTTGGAGTGCCACTATGACTATCTTTGAGCGAACCTTATCTGATCGCGAAGTTAAGACTAATGCGTATTTTGCGAAGAAGAAGCGAAAGCCTCGTCGTGAGCAAAAGCAACCATTAGTCGACTACGATGATCAGGTGATGTCTATCTGGACTCAACACTACCGGGATTACATTAATGGTGTTACCATTAGTGCTTTTTCCGGCGGTGAGTTGGTCCCGGTTTCATCTAGGTATAGCTCGGGAACAGTCACGCCTGACTTCAAAGCTAAGAAGAAGCTGCATAACCTCCCGATGAACGATTACTCGTTGATTGTTCGGAAGGCAGAGAATGTGGCCTCATCTTACTTTAACGGTCATGCAAGTAGTGGTTTCGAATCGATATCCACCATGGATGCTCGACGTCGAGACTCCTTCTGGCCAGTTGATTACGGTGACTTAGTCACCGAACTCGCTGACCAACGTGCCACTCGGCGAATAGCCGGGAAAGCATCATTAGCCTCAGTTAACCTGGGGATAATGTTTGCGGAGCGAAAGAAGACTGCACGCCTAATTCAGTCTTCTGCAACGCGTCTGTACCTAGCGATGCGTGCTCTAAAGAAGGGGAATCTCGGAGAACTATACGCCACTTTGGGTATAGATACTCGTAGGCCCTCTCCTCGTGAGTACGAAAAGCTGCTAAGGACGCCTCCTGATAAGCGTTTAGCCAATCACTGGCTAGAATACAACTTCGGTTGGGTTCCGCTTCTCAAGGAGATCGATGGCGCATGTGAGCTATTGGCAAAGCACGCTGTGGAGCGTGGCGATCATGGGAAGATCGCTGCTTCTGCTCGTGTTGGAACCTCTAAAGCATTACTTCGGTCGAATGGTTACCCATTCAACGGAGTGTTGACGAACGAGGTCCGCGTTAGGTATACGCTTCGTTGTCGCCTCGATAACGATGCGCGTAATGCGCTTGCCGAGACAGGGATCACAGATCCCCTGTCAGTCGCGTGGGAGATCCTCCCTTTCTCATTTGTGGCCGATTGGTTCATTCCGGTTTCTGGATACCTGAAAAGGTTACAAGCCTTCGATGGTTTCGAGTTCGTGAATGGAACTAGGTCACGCCTGTGGAAAGGAAAAGTGTCGAAGAATTTCTCGTGGTTCACACCTGGCTCGAGCGGGTCCTATGAAACGTCTTCTGGAAGTAGCGTGTTTGAAGAAACACGTTACAACAGAGGCGTCCTTGGGACCTTCCCGAGTCAGATACCACCATCATTCCGCAACCCTCTTGAGGACGAGGACATATGGAAACCTCTCACTTCCATAGCGTTGATGTCTCAGTTACTGAGGAGTAGTTCTCCCGTTCTTCGACAACAGCAACCAACCGTCAATGAAGACGCATTAAGAGATGTGGGGCGAGAGCTCCGCAAAATCCCAAAGCGTAAGAGATGACGGGACCTATGGGCGCAAGTCCATACGATGTCTCCGACCAATATCGGTCCAACCTAAAAGGAAACACCATGGCTATTCCACATATCTATACCTACGCGGTATACAGCGAAATCCCCCTCATGATCTTCGTAAATAGTAATGAGCTTGCTAGTTCGTTGCGGTTCCAAATCGCAATATCACTGGCTCGCCGCTTTACTCAAATGCGAGGGCCCGAGGAATTGAGTTCGTTAGTAGACCTAGAAGGGCAGGACGTGGAACAATCCATGGTAGCCTTTCGGGAATGGTTCGAACGAGGCATGGCTGAGGGGGAACGTAAACTCTACACGCATCCAGCGTTCGTCATTGTCAACGAGTGGGCCCGTAGGTCACTCTTTGTCAGGATGTTCGCTGGGTCGCAAGAGGAGTATGACGATTCCCTACAGTTCTGCCGCGATCGAATGATTGAGGTCGAGTCATCAACCCACCAACTGAGAAACAAATCTCAATGAGCGCACAAGCCAGTCTCACCATTAACGATGGGCAGGCGACACCAGTCGCCAAAACGTTCTCGGCGCGCGGCGCTGATATGAAGATGGCACTCTACACTGACGTGTCGGGTGGCATCGGTATCGGCATGGCAAAGATCACTCTTTCCAACGCGCAAAGTGTTTCGGGTAACGGCTCGTACAAGGTCGAAGCTCGGATCACGATTCCCGTCATGGAAACGATCAGCGGATCTGATGGGGGTTACACCCCAATTCCGAAGGTCGCGTTCAATGTGTTCGGGAAGATCGAGTTCGTGGTGCCCAATCGTAGCTCGCTGCAGAACCGCAAGGACATCTTGGCTTACGTCAAGAACCTTGCGGCACACGCAGTCATGAGCGAAACGGTTGTCGACTACAACCCGCCGAACTGACTAGGGGGGCAGTAATGGATCCAATCCAAGCTGCTTTCTCACGCTTTGACAGCGTGATAGCTCGACAGAGTGGTGGCCTCACGGTCACCACGCAGTTCTCGCACGACGTCGCTCCGTACTACCTCTTGTGTGCTACGCGGTCTTATGAACCGCGAGACCCACTCGATATAGTACTTACCGACTGCGCTCGAGATCTGATCTTTCGAGTCCCGGATCTACCAGCAGGCGTCAAGCAGGCTGGCACTCTCTATCTGACCGAGCACATCGTCAGGGCGCTATCTCAAATAGCACCTCTGTTCTTTGCGCCGAATCCGGAAGAGAGGGCCGGTATCTTGACAGTATGCCTAACTGGCGTCAGTCCAAAAGTCGTGGCTAGCTACGAGTGGGAGGTCTAATGAAAAGACCTCCTCTCGCAGCCTCTGCAGAGGAAGACATCTCAAGGGTACTTCTCACGAAGGACCCCTTGCCAGATGTCGTCCTGGCTTTGTGTGAACTAGTCGATTCACCTCGATCCCTCACAGTCTGGCTTTGCTTCAAATATGAAGCGTTCGATGAGTTAGTCTCGCTAGAGGCCGACCCACTGAACTATGAAGTCAGATATCATCCGCGTGATTTCGCGGGCGATCATCTGGTGAGCAGTCTCCTATCGAAGTTCTCCAGCTTCGATTTGGGGATTGATCGCACAGATGTTGCTTTCCAGAAATGGAAAGCCAGTGAGGTGAGATGCAGACAAGTAAACGACACCTTTCGCAGACGGTGGAACGGTCAATACGCCTCACAAGACGTATTCCCCGACCAAGTCGAGCATGTATTACACATAGCTCGGCTGAAAATCCGTGATGTGTTAGGTGAAGTAGATCTTGACTACATACGTTCACATTGCCACTTCGGCCCAGGGTCAGATGTCAGTACGCGGGGTGACAACACAACCGCATACCACAAATTTGGCTCTGACGGTGCATGCACCCCCTGGGTCATCCCGGTCTATGACGACCTCTTCAGTAATGAGGAGTCTGATTTCCGGGGTGAGTTCGTACATAGGGCAACCTTGTGTGCGGAATCCAGGCTTTCCTTTGTGCCCAAGAACGCTAAAACTGACCGAGCTATCTGTGTCGAGCCTAGGTGGAACGTGTTCCTCCAGCTTGGCATAGGGAAGCTCATTCAGAAACGGCTGCTTCGTGTCGGAATAGACATCCGATCTCAGGTGAATAACCAGAAAGCAGCTCAGCGGGCCTATACCGATGGCTTGGCAACCATCGATCTCTCATCTGCCAGCGATTCAATCGCCACAAACTTAGTGGTCGACCTCCTCGCTGGACAGTCAGATGAGTGGCTTGATTTGCTACTTAAGTCGAGATGCCCCCGTACGGTTTACCGTAAGGAGGTCTTTCGGCTTGAGAAGATTTCAAGCATGGGCAATGGGTACACCTTCCCCCTTGAGACGCTGATCTTCTACGCCATAGCCTTTGCGGCTATGATCGTAGCAGGAGATTCCAAAAGGATCTCCGAAGATCTGTGGGTCTACGGGGACGACATAATCGTCCCCCGAAGCTCCGCCCCGTTACTCCTCGAGTCTCTGGAGAAACTGGGTTTTCTTCCTAACCGGAAGAAGACCTTTATTTCTGGAGAATTCTATGAGTCGTGTGGGAAAGACTTCTTCAAAGGAAGGAATGTCCGCCCCTTCTTCATCAAGAAGAAGGTTCGTACGGTCTTGGACGGTATCACGCTTGCTAATCAAATTAGCGCTCACGCGCGAAGTATGGTTAGCGATCCTCGTTTTGCTGACCGCAAAATGTGGAATATCCGTGAGCACGTCATTCGAAGGATCCCCAAGCATCTTAGATGTTTTGGGCCGCCTGAGGCGGGTAACGGAGTTATCCACTCCACCTTCGATGTCTCCCGACCGACGCGAGCCTCCTCCAAGCGCGGATGCGCATGGTGGGAGGGTTACTTCATAAAGGCGTTCGTGGCCCAGCCGACAAAAAAACTCGGTTGGAACCCCTACGGGCACTTATTTAGTAAACTCGCAAACGATATCGACTCAGGGCAAACCGTGGCGACACGGTCTGATGTTCGATGGCGCAGGAAAGCCGT